CAGTACCTCACCCAATACCTGGCCACCTCGGCCGGGTCACTGCTGATACCGCTGCCCAACGGCAAAACCCCGGCCACGCTCGACGTTAACGAGCTGCAAATCGCCTGCGGCCAGGCGGTACAGCACCTGATTAAGTTCAGCCAGGGCGACGAGAGCGCCGACGACACCCTGAACGCCCTCACCGAGGCAATGGAGCAGCTCGCCTGGCACCGCGCCAACGTAGAGACCCACGAAACCCCCGCCCTCGATTTTGGAGACTTCACCGATGAGTGAAAACAGCCACCGCGACGTTAAGTACCAAAACACGGGGCAGCAGCGGGCGCTCAAGCTGGTGTTGCTGCTATCGCGCCGGGTGGTCAGCGGCATGAAGCCTCTCGAAATTTCTGAATTTTTAAACGCCAGCCCGTCGGTCGTCACGCGGGACCTGGCCAACCTACGGCTTGCCGGCTTTGCCGAGCAGATAGAGGCCACCGGCCACTGGCGTTTATCGCCCCGGGTTGCCCAGATCGGCATGGACGTACTCGCCGACATGGATCGCGCCCAGCGTCAGGTTGACGAAACCCGAAACCGATTTACCCGAACCCAACAATAGGAGCACCCACCGTGACTGGCGACACCTTCGACCACGACCCCGATGACCACCAGGACCGATCACCGCTGGATGAGGCCGGCGAAGCCCGCCAGACCCGCGACATCACCAACGCCATTGTCGATAAGCAATTTGGCGACATGGTCGAGTACCAGCGGGAGCGGGTTATCACTGAGGCTCGGTTTTATTTGGGTCAATCCGCCGCGGCCATGCTCGAAGCGGGCAAACGGTTGATATTGCTAAAAGAGCACGAACCCCACGGTGAATTTACCGACGCCGTCGAGTCGCTTGGCCTAACCGTTAGAACCGCGCAGCGTTTTATGCAGGCGGCGTTGAAATTTGGCGGCGCAAAAGCGTCGACGTTGACGCATTTGAACAGATCCAAGATTCTGCTGCTCGCGGCGGAAGACCAGGACGATATCGACGAGCTGGCCGAGGGCGGCACGATTGCGGATCTCAATCTGGACGATATCGACAAAATGAGCGTGCGCGAGCTGCGTAACGCCCTGCGCAAATCCCGCACGGATCACGCCGACGACAACGAGGCAAAAGAACGATTACTGGCCGATAAAAACAACAAGATCGACGAGCTAGACAGCGAAAATCACGCCCTCCGCAGCCGCTCAGACCCCTGGCCTAAACGGGTGCTGGCCATCGCCACCGAAATCAGCGAACAGCGCGGGCTGGCCTTGCAGGCCATCGAACGGCTCGACGGCCTGCGCAATGCAATTCTTACCGAGGATTTCGGCGCCCTGGCCGATGACGACGACGCCGTCGGCATGATGGCCAGAGTCTATTACGACGGCATTGCCGACCTGTCCGAGCGCCTGGCCGCGGTTAGCGATCAGTGCGAAGCGGTTTTTGAGGGCTACTACCAGGAGCGCCAGCCGTTGGCGTCACTCTGGTTGCAACTGCGCGACGAGCACCCGGACCTGTTCGGTGACCAGGAGGCAGGGCAGTGAGTGAGCAGGCCAGCAATTATCGGATAGCCGGTGATCCGGCCCCGGATCTGTCTCAGAACCAGTTGTTGACCCTCGCCCGGCGGCAAATCATCGACGGCTCGCTGGATCAGGTCGACGCCTGTCGGCAGGCGCTGCTCTCGGCACGGATGTTCAACGAGGCCGGCGACGCGGAAATGACCGGCAAGGCATTGAGGCTCGCCCGCAAGAGCGCCGACGAGCTCCACCGCCAGCTCATCGGGGTCAACCCCGAATGAGCGCCACCGCCGACCTGGCCACGATCGATGCCCTGCGCGACCTGGCGGCCCGTCTCGGCAGCGCCGGTCACGGTCAGCGCTCTATCTATATAGAAGAGTTTGCCGGTCTCTACGGCTGGAGCAGGAACAAGGTTTACGCTCAACTAAAAAAAATCGGCTGGAGCAGCGGCCGAAAAACCCGCTCCGACCTGGGCACCACTAAGCAGGATATTGATTCCGTGGTGGCCCTGGGCGCGGCGCTGGAGGCCGGCATCCGCAAAAATGGCAAGGCGACCCTGCACACGCCCACGGCCCGCAGCATTCTGGCCGCCAACAATCAAACCTTTAAGGTCAGCAACGCCCGTATTAATCAGCTGCTGCGCCGGGAACGGCTCAGCCTGAGCCAGCAGGCAGCGCCAAAACCGGCCACCCGGCTGCGCTCGGCCCACCCCAACCACGTGCACCAGGTGGATCCGTCGCTTTGCCTGCTCTACTACGCGCCCGGCGGCAAACAGCTGCAAATCAGCGATGCCGAAGCCTACAAAAACAAGCCCGAGACGATTGCCAAAATAGGGGCCCGCAAGTGCTGGCGCTACGTGCTCACGGACCATTACAGCAGCTCGGTAATTGTTCGCTATTACGAGAGTGCGGGCGAAACCCAGGGCAACCTTTACGACTTTTTACTTTACGCCTGGGGCCGGCTCGATGGCCGGCCGTTCCACGGGGTGCCGCAGGTATTACTGTGGGACAAGGGCAGCGCCAACACCAGCGGCGCGATTAAAAACGCGCTCGACGCGCTGGACGTTAACCACATCACCCACCAGGCCGGTAACCCCCGCGCCAAAGGGCAGGTAGAGAACGGCAACAACCTGGTGGAGACCCTGTTCGAGTCGCGCCTCAAGTTTGAACCGGTCGGCAACGTGGGCGAGCTCAACGCCGCCGCCGAAGCCTGGTGCAACGCCTACAACCTGAACGCCATTCCGCACTACGACAGCCGCCTAAAGCGCAAGGGCATGATCGAACCGGTGGCCCGCTTTGGCCTGTGGCAGACCATCCGCCCGGAGCAGCTGCGGCTGCTACCCGACGAGGCCCTGTGCCGCTACCTGCTATCCGCCAAACCGCAGGAACGCAAAGTGCGACCGGACATGACCGTGCAGTTCCGCCACCCCAACACCAAGCGGTCAGAGACCTACTGCGTACGCCACGTTACCCAGGCCTACATCGGCTGCACCGTGATGGTCAGCGCGATGGTCTACGGCCAGGCGCAGGTCGTGGTCACGGTGGACGACCACCTCGGCCAGAGCCACCGCTATTTATGCGATCCGGCGCCCTGGACCACCGACGGCTTTACCGATGACATGCCGATGATCGGCGTGGATTACAAGACCGCGCCGGACACCGATATCGAGCGCGCCGGCAAAGCCGCCGACCGGGTCGCTTACCCGGACATGGATCAGGAACAGATCGCCAAAGCCAAGGCCGGCAACGCCGCGCCCTTTGGCGGATTAGATGCCCACAGCCACCTGAAACACCTGCACGTGCCAGCCACCATTGACCGCCCCGGTACCGAGTTAACCGTGCCCGACGCCGTCACCCTGGACGTTAAACCCATGACCCATATTCAGGCCATGAAACGCCTCACCCAGGCCCTGGGCCGCGCCCTAACGCCGGACGAAAACCGCCGCCTGCGCGGCGACCATCCGGACGGCCTCACCGAAGACCAGCTCGACCAGTACCTGGAGCAACTGCGCAACCCGCCCCCCGACGAACAGACCCGGCTCGAACCGGGGCTGCGAATCGTCGGCTAACCCTTCACTCAAACCCCGACCCCCACGGAGAACACCATGAGCGACCAATCCCCACCCTTACCCGCATTGCTGCCTTGCCCGTTTTGCGGCAATGAGGCGGCTCAGTTTGATGACTCGACGTTCGACGATTACATCATTCGTTGCCTAGACGAGCGCTGTTTATCCGTCCACTGTTTCGCCCCGACCCGCGCCGAAGCCATCGCCCGCTGGAATACTCGTGCCCCGGTGGGGCATCTGCAGTTAGCCGCGCCGGGCAGGTTTGTCATTGCGATCGAGAATTACCGCACGCCGGGCGGACTTCCCACAACGATAACCAGGGGCATCGGCCCCGACCCGGCCGACTGGTCAACGCCGGCGGCGCGCTTGTTTAAGCGAATCTTCGCACTGCTGGAAGCCGACATAACCCCCCAAACGGTGATCCCCAATGACCGCCACTAATCACCCCCCCGGTCAGCCGCTGCTGCTCAAGCGGCTGATCGCCGAGCACGGCATTGCCGTTCGCCAGCTGTCCGAGGGATTCACCCACCCCAACGGCAAGCCCATTTCGCGGTCGGCCATCTCGTTTTTGCTTAACCACAACCGCTGGCCGACCCGCACCAATCGGGCCGACCTGGTGACCCACGTCGAACGCCAGTTGCGTGCCCTGGGGGTCGACGATGAAGCCATCGCCAGCGCCTGGGACGCCGACCAACGCGGCGATGACAACCTGCCCGTGTTAATGCGCCGAAAAGCGGGCGCGGCACTCGACTGGATCAACCCCGAACCCGAATTACCGCCCAAACTCCCGGAGACTGAAATGCTAACCCCCGAAGCTACCCAGCTATTCCGCCTGCCTCGCGATCCCTTCACCGACGACGTGCAGGGCGCGGAGGACGTCTTCCTCAGCGCCGACCAACGCTACATTCGCGAGGCCATGTATCAGGCCGCCCGCCACGGCGGATTCCTGGCCGTGATCGGCGAATCCGGCGCCGGTAAAACCACCCTGCGGCGCGACCTGATCGA